AAGAACCATAGCTGCTTCAAGACGGTAGAAACTGCTGCAAAGTTCTGGAACGAAAGAGGACGGGAAGTAGACCTATCAGAAGCTATGTGGGTAGCAGAACACGGAGGCGGCTTTACTCCGGGTGGGAATCCCGTATACCACTGCTCCAAATGTGGATGGAAGTTCGGCTCACACATGATATTTCCAGATTATGAGTTCTGCCCGAAGTGCGGTAAGCGCATGGCAAATGTAGGAGGATAAAGAAATGAACAAGAAACTGTTTGTAAGCGTACCCATGAGAGGGCGCGGAGATAAGGACATCGAAATGTCCATAGACAAAATGTGGAAGATCGCAGAAACCATTGTAGGGGAAGACCTTGATCTCATACCTACCAAGATTCAGGGAATGATCCCGGAATCGTCAAGCAAAGCGATCTTCTGTCTGGGACACGCTATCAAAATGATGGCGGACGCAGACTATGTAATCACCGTAGGTGGTGCATGGCAGTACGGCGGATGCGAGATCGAAGAGAGAGTAGCAAACCACTACGGTATACCCGTGATGTATGTAGACATGATCTATGTCTGCCCGGATGTCGTAGAAAGAGAAAGACAACTGCGCGAGAACGCGGTTCCTGTCTGTGAGTGTGGAGAGGTAGGTTTCAGATAATGAGAATCAAAGAAATACTAAGTCAGCACAGAAGAGACTTTCACGCACTCTATGAATGTGAACATTGTGGCTACATTTATGAGGACAGGGGATATGATGATCTTCACTTTCATGAAGAGGTCGTCCCTGACATGGAATGTCCGAAGTGCGGTAAGAAAGCTGATAAGGACAGATACAGACCACTTGCTACGAAATACCCTGAGGGAATGCAGGTATAGGAGGTAAGACATGAAAAAGATCACACTCAAGTATGAAGAAGTTATCATCCGCGGCCTGAAGAAAAGCCAAATACCGCGCGCTATCGAGCCGTTCCTTGAGAACGGAAACGATGTCGGTATAGGTATGGAGGTAGACGGTACCTACGTTGTATCGAGTAGGGTATTTGTCGGAAGAGACGACAGCGCATCTTGATAATAACGGCACCGCCGTATTATACCAGTCAGGCAGTCATGAATGTCTGGAATCAGAAATAGAATAATTAAATACCGGGTATCGGACTCAAGGACATGTGTGTTCTGTCGTTCCCTCACCGCATGGTAACACAGCCGACATAAGGCGTTCCTCGGCGATAGCGGTTCTTTGACGGTCAGAGAGTCCAATACCCACTATATCAAGACACTACGGTAGTAGCTCCGGCTGCTGCCTTTACATATAGAGGTTACAACTATGAAGAATAAGGTACCCTGCTATGAATGTCAGGATAGACACATAAGCTGCCACGATACCTGCGAGATATACCTGACATGGCAGAAAGAACATATAGAACGTAAGCGGCAGGAGAAGGCAGAACGGCTTAACAGCAGCCGCGTAACAGACTTCACGATAAAACAGATAGAGAAGAGGAAACGCAAATGATCCCGAAGGAACTGACAGAACTAAATCAATGGGTGTGCGCGTGGGACGGTTCCAAATGCCCCATGAAAGCCTATGAGAAACGCGCGGCCTCTTCGGTAGACCCGTCAACATGGTCAGACTTTGAGACTGCATGTGAGGCCGTAGCCGCCGGACACTATGACTAGCTCGGATTTGTCTTTGCAGATAACGGCATAGTCGGCATAGACATAGACACGGGGTTTGACCCTGACTCCGGCCTCATGACACCGCTGTGCGCTGACATCATGGCAGCATGCCACAGCTACACGGAGAAATCACGATCCGGCAGAGGCGTACACATCTTCCTGCGCGGCACGCTGCCGTTTCACGGGAAGAACAACCTTCAGGGCGTGGAGATATACCAGAGCCGCAGATTCTTTATCATGACCGGGCAAACACTGATCTTCCCGGAGATCATAGAGAATCAGGAAGCCATAGACTACGTGGTAGAAACCTACTTCCCTGAGACAGAACGCGCAGCAGAGGGCAGAAATAAGACCGTAGGGAAGATTTATAACCCTGTATGGGTAATGGACAAGAAATCAGGAAAAATCCCCGTACAGCCTATATTTCCAGACATAGAGCAGGGAGGTAGAAACATATCATTGGCCTCACTTGCAGGATGCCTACATAATGTGGGTTACTCCAAAAGAGAAATATATATGCTACTCTGCAAGGTAAACAGTGAGAAGTGTAAGCCGCCACTCTCGGACAGAGAAGTGATGAACATAACAGATTCGATAACAAGGTATGAAAGGAGGTAGCTATGACACACATAAATGATCCGTTAATGACAGATGAGGAGAAGCTTTAGGTGACGACATGGAAAGTAATATGTTATTCAAACTGAAAAACGGATGGACGGTCACCAACGAGAAGCACTCCGATGTCCTGTCATATCTGAAAGAGCATCACCCGGAGACACCGTATCAGGAGGACTCCACGGGCTATACATGGGACGAAGCAGGTATAGCAGACCTGTTCTCGGAATGCTATGACAACGACACACGCTACTGCCCGGAAAAGAAGTCGTGGTACACCTACGACAACGGCGCATGGAAGAAGGACACGCAGGGGCTACTTGTCTCAGCAAAACTCAAAGAGTTCGTCCGCCTATTGTCTCTGTACTGCGGTGAGATAGAAGACGATGATCGCAGAAAGGACTACATGAAGTTCGTGGCAAAACTCGGAGACCGCCGTATGCGAGATCGCATCTTAAGAGACGCAGAAGACAGCATGAAGATATCCGCTGAGGACTTTGACAGAAACCCGTATCTCATAAACTGTCTTAACGGCACCTATGATCTCAAGACTGGCAGATTCAGAGAACACAGCTATGCAGACTACCTTACGATGCAGACGCGCTTTGAGTATACAGTCAGGCCGAAGAAATGTGAGAGGTGGGAGACCTTCATAGATGAAGTCACGCAGGGAGATAAGGATAAGGCCGCCTTCATAAAACGCAGTCTGGGATACTCGATAATCGGTACCTCAAAGGAAGAATGCCTCTTCATCCTATACGGCAGCACAACGAGAAACGGTAAGTCTACACTGCTGAGAGCTATAGAATACATGCTCGGTGACTACTCGGAGGCTTCAGACGTGGCAATCATCTGTAAGAGAGATCGGCAGAAAGACGCAGACGCGCCCTCTTCACTGCTTGCCGCACTCAAGGGTAAGAGGTTCGTAACAATGGCAGAACCCGACAGTAACAGCCGCTTAAACGTGGCAGCTATAAAGCAATTCACGGGTGGTGAGAGCATCACGGCACGCGCACTGTATGAGAAGCCGATAACATACGTTCCACAGTTTACCCTCTGGATAAGCTGTAATGACCTTCCGGCAGTGCAGGACAAGAGCCTGTTCGCGTCAGAACGTGTCAAGGTGATAGAGTTCAACAGGCACTTCACAGAGGCAGAACAGGATAAGACGCTGAAGGAATACTTTGAGAGTAATGAGGCCATGATAGGCATATTCGCGTGGCTGATAGAAGGCTACAGAGAGTACAGAAAGTATGGTCTCGCTATGCCGGAGTGTGTAAGACAGACCGTGAAGAGGTATGAGAAGGATAATGACCTTGTAGTACAGTTTCTTGAGGAACGCTGTAAGCGTGCAGAAGACGTAAAGACACAGGCAAAGACACTATATGATACGTATAAGGTATGGTGCAAATCTAACGGCTATTACGTATGCAGCAGTAAGAAATTCAACGCAGAAGTGACCGCGCATCCTGAGTGGTATGAGGAAAAGCGTAGAGGCCACGGAAATCAAGTGTTTTACGATGGAATTAAGCTTAGAGAATAGGGTTACTGTGGTTACTCATTTTAGTAAAATGTATACCTTTTTCCTATATACGCGCGTATATAGAGAAAAGGTGTGTAAAATAAGTAAATCAGTAACCATAGTAACCATAACAGGAAGGAGAAGAAATGAGTCAACCGATACAATTAAAGGATGCAATTAGAGAGAAAGGCTATACCGTAAAAGATTTGCATGAAAGGGTATCGAAAGAGATAGATATATCTTATGCGGTGATGGCAAGTTATTGCAGAAGGATAAATAGTCACAGAGGAGACAAGATAATCTGGAACTGTATCAAGAAACATCTTAAAGACATGAAAGTAGAATGGAGGGAATGGAAATGAAAGAGAGCTATGTAGAAAGATGGGAAAGAGAGCAGAAAGAGAAAGCCGCGGAAGTGGCAAAAGAGAAAGTTGAAGTAACAGAGGAGGTGACAGAGAATGAGCAGAACGCCGGGTGCGAAGGACAAGCAGCCAAGAAAGAAAGCAGAAGCAGGAAACAGACCGTCAGACAAAAGTCCGATAATAAGAGATAACAACCCGGTGCTTCCTGAAGGATATAATACGCAGATGATCATGTTCATGAGGGAGGTAATGCCTGAAGAGCCTATAGACATAAACGATGTTGAGGAAATGAACAGAAGGTTTACAAGATATCTGGATATCTGCGCGAAGTATGACAAGAAGATAGGAAACTTGGCAGCATACGCCGCTATAGGGATAACAAAAGAACAGGCCAAAGACTTTGAGGTCAACAGCAAGTCGAACCCTGCGCGTGCATACTTCATTAAAAAAGTAAGGCAATTTTGTAGCATGTACAGAGAGGGTTTAATGCAGGACGGGAAGGTCAATCCTGTTACTGGAATCTTCTGGCAGAAAAACTATGACGGACTCAAGGATCAGCAAGAAGTTGTTGTTACTCCTAATAATCCTCTGGGAGAAATGGGAGACACAGAACGGATCAAGCAGAAATACCTTGATGCAGGATACAACGTTTTGCCGGAAGTCGCAGAAAGTGCAGAAAGCGCAGAAAGCACCCTGCCGGAGCCGGGGACGGTGGAGGTTGAGGCTGTGGAGACGGTCAAAAATCCTGAATGATCATATAAGGGCATTTGTGAATTGTAGCATTGGAGACAATAACACAATTGCCCTTATTTCGTGGGAATTTTGACCGCTGACGGATGTTTAATAGCGTTGTAATAGTATTTTACATTTGAGGAAATAAACACCCCTTAAAACTAAAATAAACGCCTTTCGGCGTCCCTCTTCATGACAAAATAAAAGCCCCGGTTTTATGCTGCCGGGGTTAGCTTCTTAAATAGCGGTTTTTGTGTTGGTTTCCAGTATTCAACAATACTATTTAACTCTTCTGGGGTAATATATGGGATGTTGTAGAGCGTCAGCCCTTCCGGGGTCATGTAATAGCCTTGCCCGTATCTTGGGAGGGTTTCGCATCCGTTCATATCTAATATATTGCGGCTGTCTTGTTTGCTGCGTGTCCTGAGTCCTACGCGCGCATCAAAGTTTACTTTTATTGGGGTTGGTATAACTTCCCTTAACGGGCATTGTGTAGCGGCTACGACATGCACACGGGCGGCGCGTCCTATCTGACAAAGCCGTTGCAGGGGCGGCATGATTTGTTTTTTGTTGGTGGTCATTAAGTCGGCTAATTCGTCAATTATTACGTATACATCACCGCCGTTATATTTTACTATTCCGGCGCGCTGCATTTCCTTGTAGCGCGTTTCTGTGATGTTTAGCGCATACTGTAACGCCCCGATCATGTCCCCCGGTTCGCTTGCGTATCTGATGCAGTGCGGCAGGGTTTTATATTTGTATAATTCAACGCGTTTAGGGTCTATCAATATCAATTGTTTGCCTTGTGGGCTGTCCTTTAACGCGGTGTAGATCACGCCGTTAATCAAAACGCTTTTACCGCTGCCTGTTGCCCCTGCTACAAGTAAATGTGGCTGTTGTAGCATGTCCTCATACAGTGTATATATTTTCATTGTTTGCGCCTCCTTCCTGAAAATGAAAACGGCTATATTATGCCGTTCTCTCTGAATTCGGTTATAAGTCCGTAACGCTTCGCGACTCTTTCCAGATAGTTTGTTATATCGGAATACTCCCACATATCTACATAGAGACTGCTAATAATATTTTGATAAGTTATTGCAAGGTCACGCGCTGCGGCTTTGCGTTGTTCGTAAGTTTTGCCCGTGATCTTAAATGAAATCGTGTTGTATATATAATCCGGGCTGAAGCTGTCACGAATCCAATCAGACATATTGTAATATAAAAATGCCTGTTCGACTCCTGCGCTATCTGTTTTAATTCCAATAAACATGTTTATACCTCCCTTGTAATTATGTTGTTATTTCCAGACCGCCGCCCGGAGGCGGCACGCTTGCGGCTTAACTGGCTTTTTATACCCGCCGCAACGGGTTTTGTTTAGTGGGCGTTAGCTGCATTTATTATGTGTTCAACTCTTGTAATCACATCCCCCGGTAATTCTTCAACTATCCAACCGTGACCATATTTATACGGTTCGTTGTTGTAGCGTCTTCCTGTTGTGAGTCCTGTGAAGTTTACTTCATACAGGCCGCGCGCTTTTAACATGTTGCAAACTGCTGTATATTCGTAACGGTTGCCCTCTGCCTCCCATTCCTTAATGGCTGCCTCCTGCTCCGGGGTTCCTGCGTGCATTCCGTTTAGATGGTACCTTTTCCACAGTTTATATATTTCTTTGAATTCCGGCGTATGTACATATTTCGCTATGGTGTCTAAGCACTGACCGCCACAATATATATCGGTGTGTATGTGGTTCCAGATATTCCCACAAATGGATAGTTCTACATATTCCGGGGTTTTTCCCGTGATGGTTTTTTCTTTGCTAACTGGGTCTATTGTGAAAGTTTCTTCACCTCCGCATGATCTCAGCTCTATTGTTACATCTACTGGGTTGTTCTTCTTTTCGCTCATGTATGCGACTTTTCCAAAATTCAGTGTGGCCTTCATTGTTTTACCCTCCCGGCCTATGGCCTATGCTATACAGATATTTCTGAACTACCTATATTATATACAGATATATCTGAATTGCAATACCTTTTTATAAAATTTTTCAGATTTTTCTGAATTATTTTTATTGTTTGTTTTCTGTTGAGTTTTCGCACACTTTCCGCGCGTGATCTCCTCCGGCTGCTGTTCTGCTCTGGGATCGTGACGGGGTAGGGGGGGGGATTCTGACCGGGTACCGGGGCAGCCGGGGTGACCCCCGTGAGTACCGCGAAAATAAAAAAAGATATTTATTCAGATATATCTTGACATACAGAAATGTCTGTATTATCATGTAGCCATCACAGGAGGAACGATATGAAAGCTAACGAGATAGTACGTGAGATAATGAAGCTCAAAGAGGTAAGACCTTCAATGCTTGCTTCTCGTCTGAACATTAAGAACAATGTACTCAGTGAGAGACTTGGACAGAGGAACTTATCTACGGAAAAGCTCAATGAAATGGTAAAGGCTATGGATTATAAGATCGTAGTTATGCCACGCGAGAACAGAATCCCTGACAATGCTTTTGAGGTAGAGATATGAACGAGCTACAATTCAGTTTTGAAGACCACGAAATAAGAACTGTCATCAAGGATGAAGAAACGTGGTTCGCACTTGTAGATGTATGCAACATTCTTGGTATCAAGAACAGCCGTGACGTATATGATCGACTGGACGAAGACGAAAGAGACGGTGTAGATTTTACCGACACCATCGGACGAAATCAGACCATGCAAGCAGTCAACGAACCGGGACTGTATCACGTTATTCTGACATCCAATTCTGAAAAGGCAAAACCGTTCCGCAGATGGATCACACATGACGTGATCCCGGCAATCAGAAAACAGGGTTTCTACTCCATGTTGACGGAAGACAAGCTGCTTGAGGTATTGCAGGAAAGAACCAATAAGGATATCAACTACCTTTCCTTCATAGACAAGCCGAAGATGAAGAAGGCGGCCTTGATGAAGCAGCGTGCCGAAAGAGACGAACTGACCGCGCGTCTCTGGGATGAGAGGTTCAAGGAAGGAAGATTTACTGAAGGTTCGGCTTTTCAGGATGAACTACGTAGAATATGGCTTGGAGATATGACCATGTATCATAAATACCGTGACAGGTATAAAGTGGATGTGAACAGGTACGATAAGGGTAAGGAAGTAGAATTCAGGTCGTTTCTGACAAAGAATGAGGAAGAGATATGATCTACGGCTATGCAAGGGTATCTACCCAAGGACAACGTAATGACGGTAACTCCCTTGAAGAACAGGAATCAAAGCTGAGGGACAACGGAGCTGAGGCTATCTACGTAGATACCTTCACAGGCACGAAGATAGACCGCCCGGAGTTTCAAAAGCTCCTAAGTAC